GGGTGATAAGGCGTTTTTTGCACTGTCATAAATACTGTCATAATTAATGCCATTAATACAATTTGCCATTAATCCACCAAGTTTGCAGGTCTGGAGAGTGGATGGAACAGGTCATCGTCTGTAACTTTGTAGAAGATATGTTTTCCAATCCTTCTGATCCTTTTGAGATCATCAGCCCAATAGGGATGCACTGTGTCGTTGTGATAATGGGTAGCTTCAGATCCGATCACACTGATGTAGTCACCCTCCTCCAACATGAGTTTTGCGAGAGCCTTAGACGTTCTCAGGGAGTTCTCTTCTCTGGGATAGTCTGACTTACCATCACACCACCAAGAGAACTGACAGCCCTCTGAGTTATCTTGCAGGACAACTTCACAGATATCATCTGGGTAGTTTGGTGAAGCCACTCGATTGAGCGTGACCTCTGCCACTGCGATCTGACCTTGAATTGGTTCTGACCTCGCCTCGAAGTAGATGTTTAATGCGAGACACATAAGTGCTGTTTCTAACATTTGTTTTCCTTTCTTATTTATGCCAACCGTCCAAGACAGACTGTGGCAATTCTTCGTTCAATCTTTTTGGATAAGATTTAATTAATTTTTCGATAGTTTTGAAATGCGTTTTCTTTGTCTTTCTATCTCCCCTAAATGCAAAGTATCTGCCTTTGGAATTTTGTTTTACTTTTTTAACATCTGGGTGATGTTTCTTTATTTCATCTAATGCAGTCGTTCCGAATCGTTGACGCATGTTTCTAGATCCATACAGCTTTCCGTTTATGACCCAAGCATCACGATCACCTTTCCTGCTGTTAACATTTTTATTAGCATCTCTCATGCTTCCAATGTAATGAAATCCACAGGCTTGATATATAGTTCCGACTTCACCTGCCAGATCATCTACAGTCGCTGTCACAACTTCATATTTGGCTGGCAACATTTTCATGGATTGTCTTATTAGTTTAGATGCAGAGTGTGGGTGAGCCCAGTGGACACAAGCACCACGATTTAATAAAATCATCTTACCTTCGAAGCCATACTTGGACCAGTCTGCAGCAGCCCTTCCCTGCTCTCTTGCGACTTTGCCCAAGTTCTCTGAATACTCTGGACCATAACAGACAACACCACCACAAACATTATCAAAGAATATTCCGTAGTAGAACCAATTTATAGCAGCCAAACATCCTAGCCACTCGTATTCTTCTATAATAGTTTTTGCCGTTTCCTGTGTTGTTTTTCTTACAACTGCCTTTGAAATATCTGTATCGACATCATCCCACCAGTTACCAAACAGGTCACCAGATTTTGTTTGTGCTACTTGCTCCCTGACAATTCTTTGGTGAGCCTTCATATCACAAGATCCATTTAACTTTAGTTTCTTTAATGTCTTTCTTCCAGACAAACCATGCGAATGCCATGACCCCTCCAGACTTAAACTTGCCATCGACATTGAATGACAGTCGCTTCGAGAACACCCAGACAGTAGCTGGTGGATGCCTACTAAAGAACTCACCACGTTTGATACCCTCAAGGAACTGTAGACGCACTAGGAGAGCTAATTTGGTTGCTCCCAGATTGAGTGCCTTCTGTGCGAACTCGTGAGCCAGAGAGAATGGTGGATTGGTTATGATGTTTGGTGCAAGCAATTCCTGCTCTAACAGGAAGTCTCGACCACTGTTTCCATATCCATAGTCAATCAGGTCTGTAGATATGACAGCATGATTTCGCCTCTCAAATAGTTTTGATATGGCTCCATCACCACAGGCTGGCTCCCAGACCTCGTGACTAAATAGCTCACGATTTAGGAGAGCTTGGGTTGCTGAGTCTGGAGTGGGATAGAAGTCATTAGACTTACGCTTTTGACTTCCATCAGATCCAGTAATTTTCAGGAGTGAGCTCATACATTCCCACCTTGGAACTTAACAGCTTTAACTTCTGGCTCTGGTTCTTTTGCTGACAGCTCTCCACTACAGGCTAAATAACCTGCACCATCCACAAAATTGTCGATATTTTTTGGGTTCGATCTGACACGAGCAATTTTTAAAAGTGCCATCATTACCCCAACATCTGTAACGCTGATGTAAGAACCTTCTAAATAGCAATTCCACAAATCAGCTATCTTATCGAAATTTTCTTCCAAATCTCCATGCTGCTCTGCACGATCTTTAGTGATATATTGCTTTGCTGTGTCGAGGATTTCTGATCTTGAATATTTAGTCATTGTTTTTCCTTTGTTTGGTAGTTTGTCTAAGTTCCATTTAGCCATTAGGCTTCTCCTTTAATTTAATGGTGGAGCAAAGTAGGCGAACCGTGGTCTACCTCTCACTCCCTGATTTTGATCTCTGCACTCTATTCCCTTATCGTTCTGGAGTGCATCGAGAACGTCAGCACGTTTGCGTCTATCCATATTTGCGAAGGCTGAGACACCTCTTGAGAGCTCACGCTCTGTCATACCACCCAGACCAGCCTTCTCAATTCTGGCATAGATTGCCTTACAGGTAGCCTCGAATGGACCCTCTGACATATTAGCCCTGAACATCTCAATCGTTTGCTTGGCATAGTGATCAACATAATCGATTGACCACTGCATGGCATCTACACCGATTGCCTCCTGACCCATTGATCGAGCTATGATCAGAGACAGTCGCATGGCAACTTCTCTGGATCGATTGTACATAGGCTCCAATCCAGATCCTGTTTCCTTCTTAATTGCACCTACCAACCTCTCTTCATATTCTCTGAGGAGTTGCTTGGCTTCTGGAGTAAACAGAACCTCGACTGGATGTGGAGGCATATCATGGATGTTACCTGCATCAAGGTCACCAACTTTTGCGTGAGCGTGTTCCTTTGCCCACTTCGAGAGCCGATCAGTAATAGATGAGCTTCGTTTTTCTTGGGACATCTGCACACCGATTTCTGACTTCACGATTATGAATCGATTGAGAAGACCACTGGCTACATCACCACCTGATATGGCTTGCATGAACTCTGAAGGCGTAGACATACCAACTAGGGTTAGAGATGGACGTTTGACCACCTTCTCCAGTTTCTCAGCCTCAGATGACTTCATAGTATTGGTGGCGTAACCTTGCTGTCTCAGGACACCATCTTGCCTCCCAAAAGTTTCCATTATGGCTGTTAGGGCATCAGCTTTGTGCTGCATACCTTTTGCTGCAGCTGCCTTTAGTTGCCGACCAAGTTCATCGACTACAGATACATGGGTTGGCTTTTTGGTTAGTGTCGATAGGACACCTGCACCTGATGTATATCCAGCTGGACCTATTAACTCTTCGAGGTCAGCCTCTTCGAGTAGATCTTCTAGAACAGACTTTGTGTGTTCCTTGCCTGACCCAGTCTCACCAATGTTGAGGAAGTACAGACTGGTGAAGTTGCGTTGATCAGTTACCCACCTTCGACCCATTGCCACAGAGCCGAATGCCAAAGCTGCCTGAACTGCAAACTGAGGTTGAGGTTTAATGGCTGTCGTGGCGTAGTGATTGACTACATCTTGTAGGACACCAGGAACGCTAAGTAAGTGCTCTGGTACAGTATCTAGTGGGTCATCAGATGTCTTGGCTGACTTTGATAGAATGCTATTTGCAACTTTTGCTCCATGCTCAATGGCTTCTTTATCGTAATCGTATTCAGGTTCCTGAGTGACGTTGAGCATCTGTGCAGCTTCCTTGACTGCCTTTGTTGTATTGCCCATGTGCTCAAACTGGAGCCAGAGCTCGAAGCAATCGAAACTGTGATTGCCAAATGGATCAGAAGCGTGGTGTGAGAATGCTCGACCATCCTCGAACAACTTAACCCCAGCGAGTTTGGACGTTGAGTTTGGAGACAGATATCTGTTCTTGAATGTATTCTTATAGCCATACTCGATCAGTAGACTGTGCATATCGTGAGCCTCATTGAAGGCATCTATGACGCTAGTGCTATCACCCTTTGGTCTTTGCTTACGAGGTGGCTGGAAGTCAGGCTCTCTTTTCCAAGGGCAGACCTCTCTCATTTGTGGCAAGATCTTATCCCACTCTCTCCAGAGTGTCAGGAGTTGTGGAGGTAGCTCTGGCAGACCATCAAAAATAGATCGACCTGCCCAAGTGTAAGGTCTACCTGTGTCTGGATGGATGCTTGGTGGGAGGCAATCTTGGACTGCACCTGCTCTGAGCTCAAACACGACTTCACTTTTGCGTACATCTTCTTTGGTAGGCCACGATATCTTATGTGTGATGAGATCAGGTGGAGCCTTAAAGATCAGCTTGCCACGATTTTCTCTGCCAATAATTTGTGGAGCTGACTGCATCAGTTCTGAGAAGTCGATGCCAAGAGATTCAAAAATCAGTTGAGTATTTTCTACATGATCGATGTCTATAGCAGCTGTTCCAGACGCACCATGCAGTAGACCCACATTGTGATTTGGGTTCTCTTCATAGTAGAGCCTAGCTTGCTCTGGATCTGACAATGCTCTCTCAGGTTTCTGCCAGCCAAACTTAGTTGGACCTTTAGTTCCTGGTGGTATTGAAACTAAGAACCAGCCCAGCTTGGAGCAGTAGTCTTGGACTGGGAATTTCATTCTTGCTCCCTCAGATATTCACTCAGTTTCTTCCAAGTTGTCAGGCTGATTTGCTCGTTGCCTAATGCCACTCCTTTTACAGTAGGGTGGGACAGCCCACACTTCTCAGC